TGGCAGCTGATGTCGTCGGGCAAGTTAAACAGCTCAAGTGTCTCAGCCAAGCAAAACTCGCCGGACTGAAGCATGAATGGCTCATCTTCTGTCCTGTCTGAGATGTCGATACGAATCAGCTCAGGGCTATAGATGCTTTCGATCATCAAGTGATCGCCTAAGCGCAGGTCCAAGCTGGCTGGATTCAGCAGTTCTGGATCAAATGGGACAACCATGTTGCCTTTGCGGCAACGGGCCTGGATCTCCCAGTCACACAGAACTGCCATTCGAGCAATGCAAAAACCAATGGTACTTAGATCTCAAGGGCTGACCAAAATGACCCAACCGCTTTTTGGGCCTTCAGTTTGCCAGCGTTGATGGAATGCAGCCTGCCTGACACGCACATTTCGTCCTAGATGCGGGTTGCTGTGACCACCCTTTTCCATTTCGGGATAGCCACGAGGGTCTTGCATGATCCACTCAGGATCAGAGCTGTTCTTGCCGGCATAACCGCTAATCACACTCCAGTGCCCGCAACCTAATGCGTTGCACATTGGTGGCTCGCCAAGAAGCATGTTTCCGACATGTAGCCAACCGGCCATGACGGGCCTGCCGGCCTCTAGCTCTCGCTCAACCAAGTCAGCGTCAGCGTCTTTGCGGAACTCAGCATTCAAGCCAAGGCTGCGCAGTGCTGCGAGCTGAGCATCTACCGACGTGCTGTCGCCGTACTTAGCGCGGATCTCGTTGTACTCATCATCTGTACGAACCTTCTTGTAATACGCCGCCACCATGGCCGCGGCCGAGCTGAAGCACTCGCGATAGCCAGTTCCGGTCTTGTTGTCCCACTGCCGGAAGTAGGGCATGTAGATCTGCTGGTCATAGCCACTCTCCTTCCACGCCTGAAACCAATCTGCCTCGTCTTCCGCCAATAATTCCTCTGGCATTGACTCCTCAAGTTGTTTAATTGCAGCCAGCTGATGGGGCGTGCCACGGAAAAACTGGAAGAACGGCAACAGGGCAAGACCCATAGCCCCAAGCAGCAATGTCACTTGGATAATGGCGGACAAAGCCTATTTTTCAACTCTTGTGTCAGGCAACAGCAAATCCTTCAGATGCTTGACCGCCAAGTCGTCTAGGTCATTGTCAGTACGAGTGACGATCTTCTCCAGCATCGCCACAATCAGCTCTTTAAATGCCCTTGAACGCCACATGGTCATGACCAAGGGCTTGAGTACTAAAAGCATGAGACTGTTTTGAACAGCATCAATACCTTAGTTCCTATTGCTGTGCCCTTCCAATCGCGCCACTGACTGCTCCAGATTGGCAAGTCGAGCAAAAATTTCTTGGTCGCGAGTCCTGATGTCAGCGTGAAGCACATCAAGGCGGCTGGCTAGGTTGTCTACAGCGGTCGTAAGGCGTATCAGGGAGTCACGTCCTTGCTGGCTTTGACGACTCATCCCCGTTAGTCCAGCTGAAGCTACGCCCACAGACGCTCCAGCTACTGCAGCCCAGACTTCAACCACCATTCGACCTCTAGCGTCAAACCATCATGGCAGAAAGCAAAGAAGCGCAAGGCCAGGAACAGGAGGACCACAGCAATGGGTGGCTGGGTGACTTTGTCCGCATCACGATCATGCTGTGGGCGATGGCGATTATCACGGCTAATTACGTCGGCTATTTCAAGGGTCAAATCGACGTGACTTTCAGTGCATCACTGCTCAGTTCAACTGCAGCTAGTTACGGGTTGACCATGAACAGAACAGGCAAGAAGAAAAAAGATGAAAGCGTTAACCTTGAAAGTAAAAGCACCACTTCAACCACCAAATGAAGCGCACACTTTTGGTATTGGGGATTACTTTGCTCGCTGCCCCTGCCCAAGCTGACTTGACTCATCGACTGAGCAGCAGTATTCAGCTCGATGTGGGTGGGGCTTCTACCCGTGCTGTTCGCGTCGGAAATAGCTACAGCATCAGTGGCAGCGGGGTCGATACCAGTGTCACTGCAGGTGGAACCACTACTAGCGATGCCATTGGTGGGCTTGGAGCAGCCACTAACGGCGTGAATGCCGTGACGATTCCAGACGCAACGCAGGCGACTGGTGGCAATGCTTTCAGTTTTGCCAACAGCTACACGCAAGGTGACGCGGTGCCTACCTCAGCCCCAACTGTCGGTGAGGTTCCCGCTTTTGGTGACATCACGAGTGAGGCCGCAGGTACTAACACTGGCTTGGCAGGCACAATCACAACAAATGGGTCGATCACGATTTCTCCAGGCGCAGGAAACACCAGCGCGATTGGGCAGGTGATTAGTGAACTGCAGAGCCGCTAGTGCCTTACTGCTGCTGTTGGCATCGCCAGCAGCGGCTGTTCCTGTAGTGCCTAATTTCAGCCAGGGAGTCGTCTCTACTCACACAGAGACAAAAACGATTGTGAAAGAGTCAATCGTCTCGGAGTCCTATCGCACTGGTTACGAATACACCGTGAGCGGCACTGGCGTTGAGCCGACTGATGGAGTTGTAAGCCCAGCCTTAAGCGGCACGGGCTTGGATTTTTCCGGCAAGAGCAACTGGGTGCAATCAACACCAGGAGCTGCCTTTCAGTTTGCTGAGACCTATCAAGGACCTGGCCTGATCGAGAAAGTAATGATTGACAGAGAGACCATTATTGAAAGCGTGACCGACTCCACCAGCACCTTCAGCCAATGAGAGCAACAGCTACTGCGCTGCTACTCGGCTTGATTTACACAGCACCTGCAGCTGCACAGGTGAGCGCCACTGCATCACCTGTCTCAAATAGCAGTGGCTCAGTAGTCAACCAGGCCGTACAAATCACTCCAGGCCAATATCAAAAATTTAGCTTCGGCTCTGGCATTCAGTGCGACGGAGCAACTTTGAATATTTCACCCTTCATGTCTGGCGTTCACTCGTTTGGCATGCCAAACAACGAGTATTACCAAGAGCCGGTGTATGACAACAGTGACAACTATGGATTGATTGATCCTGAAACTGGCTTGGACGGACCAGACGGAATACCTGACAATCCTGGGAAAGTTTTGTTCATGAAGCCAATGAGGACGGGCTATCGCAGCAATTACAGCAACAACTTTGGCATCACTGCCACTATTTCAGTGCCGCTAGATCGTCGCGCTATAAATATGTGCCTTAAGGCCGCAGAGAAACAGGTAGCTCTTTACGAACAGAGCCTTGCTGACAAGCGGCTCAACTACGAAATGGGTCGTCTCAAGGCGTGCTCGCAGGCCCTGCGCGAGGGTTATGGTTTTTCTGACAACAGTCCGTTCAAGGCAATCTGTGCTGATGTGGTTCTCAAGCCAATCCCTGTAGAAGATCACACCCACGCCATCACTTACCCACAGCCCGACGTAAAGCCATTAGTGCGCGATTCCGATCTCGTTGCGCCAGGATCCGTTCCCGTAAAGATACCGGTTTCTCCTTTTTCAAAAGAAGCTTCTTCACGACCTTCTTCGTAATTGGCTTAGCCAGCTTTTGCAGTACTGATGCGATCGGCTTGCTCAAGATGGCGGCAGTAGTCGCGAACGCTGCAGTCACTGCAACTGAAACAGTCGGGCCGACATCAGGCACATAATTGTTGACGATCTGTGCGACAGGGACAGGATCCCAAAGCGTTACGCACTTGCCATCTTGCAGCTCATAGCCCGCAAGAACCTCTGTCCCTAATTTGTTAAACGATCCGATTTCTTTTGCGCCAAATGGTGGGCACGGTGAGCTAGGAGGCAATCTTGAGTTGTCGGGGTCGGCACCCGGCACATTTGGGGAAGGGATCGCTGCCGGGGCTTTTGGCTCCGGCTTTTTACTGTCTGCTTTAGGTGGCTCAACCCATGTGAAATCACGAGGCCTGTAATCAGGCGCGTCATAGACAGGCACAGCTCCATCGCACAAAGTGACATTGCCGCGTGGATCATCCTCGAAAGTCTCAACGCCTTTGCCCTTGCTGATACGCGCCCGAACGCATCCAGGCATTTCAATAACTGGAAACGGCGCTGACGTGACTGGTGGTGCGGCTGGTAAAACAGGGGGCGGGATTGGTTGACCCACAGAGATGTTGGGCACGCCGATCCGTTGCACACCTATCTCGCGGATTTGAGGCATGAAGTCAGAGCGGTTTACAGCAGGTCAACTTTGGATTGAACGTAACCGCAGACGCGAGGGTCCGCCTGTTGTTTACACCGTATTGTGCGGCAACTCGGCTAGACCATTCACTGATCCAAAAGCGATCCTCAAGTGGGTGAAGTGGCCAAAAGGTACGCCTACAGGTGACGCGCTACGGGAGTGGCTGGCGTCGTTTGACAAGAAACCTGAGGCACCCACGCCAGAACTTGACATGGCGAAAATTAAGGCGGAAGGCTTCGGGCCTGAAGCTCATGACGATGATCCAACCGCCAACACCAAGATGATCACCTAAGCGTTGAACCTGTCGATAGCACGGTTTAGATACCAAGCGGCTTTTTGCAGGTCTTGCATGGTGTTGCCCTTGTGCCATGCCCGTAGCAGGTACTTCATTGTTTGGCCGACTAAATAGCCGGTCACAGCATCAGGCGCACCAGCGACCACATCCTCGATCACCTCAATCGCCTCGACGCGACCTTTGGTGTAGTGCGCTGGTGAGTTGACCTGATCGCTCATGGAAGCTTGAACGGCACAGCCGGTCCGGTGCTGGTCGGCAACTCTGGCATGGCTTGGTCAATTTGACCGGGCACCATCTCAGTCACCTTGCCGGTGATGTCATCCATCATGTCGGCGGCCATGTCATCGATCATCCCTGGGATGCGAGCAAAAGCAGCGACGCTAAGAGCAACAAGCGTTCCAGACATCACAAAGCCCAGCACGCCGAGCAAGTTGTAGACCTTTTGCATGAGTCTTAAACACACTCATCCATGCTACGTCGCTCGTAATAACGCTTCAATTTTTCGCATTCTCTAGCTTTGCTGTGTTGACCGAACTGATCAAACAGCACTGCTCGTGCATGCTCATAACGGATAGCAGTTGGCAAAAGCTCTGTTGGGACACGGCTCCCCATAGGAGAGAACCTGTTGCCGTTGAGTTTCGTGCTCATGGTAAATAGATAAACAAAAGGCCCCCTTTCGGGAGCCTCGTGCTGTCTGTGTGAGGAGACAGTCAGGTTCTAGCAGCAATCAGAAACGACCGCCAACCTTGATGTTGCCGGTGGTTTCAGTGTCGCCGGTAGAGAACGAAACCTCGGTGTAGATA